GGCTTCATCGCCTCAATGACGACCTCTCCAAACTGCCTCACCTCGTCCGTCGCGTCGGTAAAGATCCCGTCAACACAAAGCTCATCCCCGGCCGCGATCGTGAACGTCGCACACTCACTAAAATCACCGGCCGAGAATATTGAGCTAAGGTCTGCATCGAGATCGATCATTTATCGCTGAACTGTCTTGACGACGAGCTTCCACATCGGACGCGTCACGGCACCGGCAAGCGTTCCGGTCGCGGTTGCACGCAGACGAAGCACGACGCCCTCGGTGACGTTCAGATTCGCTGCGGTCGCGTGTAAATCCCATTCCCGAACGACATTTGCCGTCAGAAGGGCTCCGCCGGTTGCCTTGGTCGTGTTCGCGTCGGACACGGCGAGAATGGCCGTCGAACCCGAACCGTCGGCTCCGAGATTCGTGATCGTCGGTGTGATGTAGTTGCTATCGTGTGCGGCCAGACCGGACAGTGAAAGCAGTCCGGCGAAGGTGACCTTGCCGGTCTTTTTGACGATCATGTACTCGTCAGTTGTTGAAGTCGTCGCGATCGACGTCGTTCCTGCGGTTTCTTGTGCTATCCACTTGCTCATGTATTTTTCTCCTTTTTAGCTGTCGGCTTTGTCTCGACAACTTCCGCCGGTTCCTGCGGTAGTGTTTCTGCTGGTTTAGCTTCCGTTTCCGCGGCCTTAGTGATCCGCACGGAAGATGCGTTTCGGCCAGTCACTCGACGCATCGCCTGCGGCTCTGTCGTCGAAACGAGTGTGTCCATGATGCCGAATCGCTGTGCAATTCGCTCATCGAGTTGGCAGCCTTTGACCGCGATCTGACGAGCATACTTGTTTGGATCGTCCGTCAGCCTGCCGTACTTATCTGCGTAAATGTCTCGATCTGCGATCATAAAAATTCACTACTAATAACAAGGGCGGCGAAACCGCCCTTGTTCCTGTGTCGCTGTTTATGCAGCGTTGATGACGCGGCAGAATGCGAGCGGGCGATAGATGGCCAATGCCAAACGCTGCTCGACGCGGATCGTGGTCAGGTTCATCAGGAAGTCGTCCTGATCGGTGTTCGTCGATTCGATCGCAAGGCCGTTGCGATAGAAAACCGCACCGCCGAGTTTGAACGCACCGACGATCGGGCCTTTGTTCCCTGCTGCTGGCGTTGCGAGATCGATCTCGCTGATCGCGGTCGTCTGAACCAGGCGAAGTCCCCAGAGACGGCCCGGGTCGCTGTACTCTTTGCCGTACTGCCCCTCGAAGAAACCGCCGCCGTAATACTGCGTGTTGCCGTCGGTCGCGAGGCGAAGCTTCTGATAATCGTTCGGATGCATGACGATAGCGTCCGGCTCGAACTGTCCGGTGACGCGAACCTTGGTAATCGCGTTCATGATCGCTTCAGCAAGCTTAACCGCCGTGTTACTGGACATTTCTGCCGTCTGAACGCCTGAGGTTCCGAGCAGTCCGGCGATGTTCGGAGCGGTGCCGCTGCCGTTCAGAAGCTGGTCGTCGATCTTCGAGCGAACCATGAACGAGAGACGCTGATCGACGTATGGGCGAACCTGAGCAAAATCCTCGAGAGTCTCGTCCGTGATCTTGGTCCAGACAGCAACCTTGCGAACGGACACATCGACCTCTTCGAGAGCGAAGCCAGCCTCGGGCTTGTCGTCGCCTTCGAGCACAGTGTCGGCACCGTTCGTGTAGGTCGTTTCTTTCATGAACCGGATCGTCGGGCTGTCGGTCTGTGCCTGCATGAACAGGTCAGCGACCGTCGGCTGCTGTTGGCCGAGTTCGACAATGCCAGGAACGCGGTCGTAACCCGTCAGGCCATCGCCCGAGCCGGTATATGCGGCACGAGCCAGCTGGCTCGGCAGAATGTTCGTCTCGACGTAGATGCTGCGTTTCTGTCGGCTCTTCGGGACGATGCTGCGATACTCGTCGCTGCTGATCAGAGCGTTGCCGAGCGTGTTCGCATCGGTATTCATCGCTTTGACCGGCGAGACGCGTTTCTCGATCTCCTGCTTTTTCGCTCGAAGATCCTGAACGAGCATGCGAGTGTCGTTCATGTCGAATTCTGGATTCTTCAAGGCCGCCTCGCGGACCTCGTTGCCGAATCCATAGGTATCACCGAATGCGATATAGTTGTTGATATCGCGGACAGTCTTTTCCTCTTGGTTCGTGCGTGTTGCCACCTCTGGTTCCGTCGCCGGAGTCTCCGGCTTTTCGATTTCTTTTGACATTTGATTTAACTCCGGTGTTGGAATGGATTTAGTAAACTCGGCATTGCGGCCGACGCCGACGGATATGTCGGCTGGGATCGAAACGATCGAAAGCTCAAACGGCTCCCAATCATCGGCACGATATAGGTCGTTGCCTCCTTCGTTCTCCTCCTCGAGAACAAGCTTATGAATTGAAAACCCGACGCTGACGTTGCGGCGAATGCCATCGACGACGTCCTGATATATTTCCTGTCCGCGTGCGGACTTTGAGAAGCGAACTGTCGCACGGGCCTTGCCGTCCTGCGGGTCAACCGAAAAACTCTCGACGACGCCGATCTGATCACGCGGATCGTGATCGGCAAGCAACGCGGCACCGCTCGTCAGGCGTTCGGTCCGCATAGCTCCGTTTTCCATCGACAACTTGACGTCGATGAAATCGTAGAGCTTCCACGAAAAATGCTCGCATGGAGTGGCCGAAGCAAATGCCAGCTCGACCGTTCGGCTGTCAGTTTCAGCAGAATCGGCCCGCTCGATAACGAACGAACGCTTGTGCGTCTCGTCGCACGCCTGGCGGATAAGCTGATCTCGTTTGATCGTGTCGTCTGACATAGAAAAAGCCGATGTTGCGGGCAAACCCGTCTCATCGGCTTTAACTCTAATTTTTTTCGAATGAGGTTATTTTTTTGGGGTAATTAACCTAAAAATAACCACTAATAGAGTATGTCGGCGTCCATGTCGTGCCCGTTGAGATAACCTCGCGTAGCGTTTGTATCGGTCTTGGCGGGCGGCTCGTCTGCGGCGATCTGCTTCGGGTCGGCATAGATCTCCTCAAGATCGACGCCATAACCGGCCGCCAGCTCAACATCGGCCTGCCATCGTTCGAGATGGTCGACGTAATCGATGCCCTGTTCGCCCAGTATCTCGCTCGGCGTAGCTAAACGATATTTGAGCCTTTCGATATCGGCGGCGATGTCTTTCGTCGGATCGATGTATTTCCAGCCGCGGGCACGCCACTCGGGATCACGAATCTCGCGATATTCCTGGGCAGTGATCGTTAAAGCACCTTTTGCCCACGCATTCATCAGCCATTCGTTAAAAACACGACGGCAGAGCGTGTTGGCGATAAAGTTCTGCATCCCTTTCCATATCTCGCGTGCGTCGTCGAGGCCGACGCGGGCGGAGCTGAAATTGACCGACTCCATATCGCCCGCCAGATAAAAATACGGAACGCCGAGTCCGGCGGCGAGTTCCATCAGGATCGTCTTCGAAAATGCCGCGTGATTTTGAGTCGGCTGTTGCGGGTCGAACTGCTGAAACTCCATGCCCGGATTGAGCAGGTTGATCGACAGCGGCGACGAATCGATCATCGGCAGCTGAACTTCACCATTCTCGTCCTCGCCGCCCGTCCATTCTTCGCCATCCGGCAACTGCTGTTTGACAAACCCGAACGAGTTCGCCGCAACGCGGGCCGATGTGATCACGCCGCGTTTGTAGCCCGCGTAATCCTTGGCCGTCAGCAGCACCGAGGCAAATGCCGACACGCCGCGGATCTGAGATTCGTCATCGAAGACGGTGAAGCCGTGGATCATCTCGGCCGCAGGAATGCGAACGCGATCGCGTCGAGCATCCATCGCGTAATACGTCTCGACCGGCGGCTGCGTCAGCCAATACGCGATCGGGCGATAGTGCCTATCGACCTCGACCGACATAATTACGCGGTTGCCGTTCGGCAACATCTCGTTGTAGGTCTCATCGAGCCAGTTGACATCCCAGACCTTAAGCGAAAAGCCGAACGCATTGTCAGCCATCGGCATCAGCTGGATCAAGAACTCACCGTCGCACTCGAGCTGCGTCACGCACAGATCCTGAACCTGCTTAAAATCGAGCTTGCCGCTCATCGTGCAGGTTTCGGCGTGACACCATTGCCACCACGCCTCTTCAACGCGTTTGTTTAGCGTGACATTGAGTTTGCCGTTTGCTCGACGGGCACGAGCCTGCAGCTGGATGCCTTTCGGGCCGATGATATTCGACCGCGAAAGCGATAGAAACTTCGACAGATGCGGATCGTTTCGCGAAGCATCGCGGGCACGGGCACGCAGTGTCGCAAGTGATATCCGTTGGCTGTAGTTCGCACTGGTCGGCATCGTCGTCCAGTTCATGTTCGTGCGGTCGACGCGGGCCGCGGCATAGCTTCGCCGCGGTGCCGGTTTCGACTGCGGAAATAAGTATTCGTACACGCGTTGCGATATTTTCTTTTTGCTCATGATTCAAAAACCCTCACTCCGATCCGCTGCATCATCGGCCCGCCGTTCTTGATGCGTTCGCGTGCATTTTCGGCGTTGACGAGAGCGGCGTATTCTTTCCGGGCGGCGAGCAGGTCAGCCATCGAGCATCGCTTGATCTTGCGGCTCCCCGCAGGCGTCGCGATCTCGTATTCCTGCACGTTCGCCGACGCCTGGCCGCTGATGGCGTCGTTGATATTGTCGAGAGCGATCTTGTTCGGAGTTCGCAGGTCAACGGCTGATAGCACGTTACTGGCAAATCCCCGCGTGACCTTGGTCATCCCCGAACTATGCATAAACGTATTGGTCGCCGTTGCGATCTCGGTCAGCCAGGCT